TCTTGAAGTTGCTTTGATCGCTTCGTGGATTGAAGGACCAAAGAAAGAGCAGTCCACCTCATGCAGAGTTAGGTGCTTGTGGATGGATTCTAAAGTTGGTTCGATTTCTGATAGATATTCTTTTTTCATTTGTTTAATTCTCTTTCCATTCTTTTTCTTTCTGCCTTGATTTCAGATTTTGTTCTCCATACCCATTGGTATTTTCTGTAAGTCGCTTTGGCTTCTTCTGGAGTTTTACCAAATCCAAAGTCTTCAACCCAGATTCTTCTTTGACCAACCCATCTCTTTGCTTCCTTGCTTGGTGGAATAAAAACTTCCAGATCGTCTCCATGTTGATCTCTGACAACTCCCATCGGGTAGAACAGAAAGGGCTTGTCATATCCAGTATACATGTATAGTGGTTTATACTGGGGAAAGTTAAAGATAAATTGCTTCTCCCAATCAATAGGGGGAAATTTCATTTTTGGCTTGTCTTGATTAGCTTCCCATTCTAAAAAAGCTTGGAACGAATTGCTGTCGTCTTCGTCGGGCGTAAATGTTGGTTTTTCCATTTTTATATTTGTTTATTTTTGATTACCGATAAAAAAAAGCCAAGCTAACCTGGGAGGTGGGCTCCTCAGGAAAGTTGGCTTTCAATGTCTTTGTATTCTGCCCACCAGAATAACTTTGTTAAAGGTTATACTGCTATCTATCCGTTTTGTTTCTGAAAAAAATTCCGACCAAGATAGCCGGAATTATTAAGGACATTATGAGGTTACACATTGTAGATCATATAAGGTGAATTCTCTTCTGGGGTGAAGCCCAGTCTTGTATACCAGTCTCTTAGCTTCTTGTGGTCGGTAAGAGTTCCCCAAAGAGTTTTATGTTCGATAGGACAAAGTCTAAGACCAATCCCGATTTGGTTAGAGATGATCTTGCATAGTTCCATTAGAGAAGTTCCTTCGCCCTTGCCTTGATTTTTAACTGCAATGATGAAGATTTCCACCTGGCGATTTTCCCAGTCCCAAGATAGTTCTATATGATGGGTAGAAGATTTAACTTTGTAAGACATTGTGCAGAAAGCTTTGGAAATAAATTTGTCATCTTCGACAGTTGATAAGTGATTCCATCTTGCATCGTCTAACTCTAATTCAATACCTGAAATTGAACTAAAGATGGTAGCAAATTCATGGAAAGGTTTAGCAGTCTTGTCTAAGAAGTCATGAAAATTTTTACTTTCGTGCAGTGAAATTTTAGGACACAACCAATCAGCAGTAGGTGATTTAGGAAAATCTGAAACATCGAATCTGGATGCAAATGATTTTAGATCTTCGGATGCAGAATCTGAAGTAAATTTGTATCTTGCATTTGCTTCGGATGGATCCTCACCTGCAACATTAAAGTAGTGATTTTCATAAATAAACATTTCTCTTTGCTCCAAAGCTTCTTGAGGAGTTGTTGGTGCAGGATTAGTTCTAAAAATTGACCGACGAATTTCGAATTCCATTTTTTCTGGAGTTGTCATTTTAGAAATTCTATTCTCTAAATCGTCCATGCCTTCTGGACCAAGACGGGTTAATAGAGCTTTGAATAGATTTTCAGAATTTGGCTTTTTAGTTTTGGCTGCTTCCCTTGCTTCGCGACGTGCTTTGTTTCTGGGACTTTCGAATCTTTTAATCTTCATAACTTATTTGTTTATAGAATATACGGTCTTAGAATCCAATATCGTGTAAATCCATTACTAATTCTAAATCTTCTTTGTCGTATTGATCGGGAGCAACTAAGAAAGATTTTGGAATATCTAATTGGTAAACTGATTTTTTGAAATAACGCTTTTTGGTAGAGTCAGTAAATTCTCTGATATAAGAACCTGGACGATCTTTAGTTTTCCATTCCACTTCGTGTTTACTGATAATCTCCTGGGGATATTTAGGATTGATTGGTTCGACGCGAACATTAACTGCTGATTTCCATACCACTTTGAAAAGAGAATCTGCGGAATAACCAGGACGCATAGAACCTGTTTTAATGCAAACTAAATCTCCAATCTTAACATTCATCTTTTCTTCTTTGCAAAGATAAACTATTTCAAAAGCATTAATCTTCCAAGTGCTATTGTCATTAATACAAACATGAATATAATTTCCCGTTTTCTTTTCGATGATACATTCTTTATTGTGCAAGTTTAGATCATCTGGGGTATTCAGTCTAATTCTATCTCCTTTAGAAATAAGTCCCATAACCACATCATAAACAACCCATTTAGTTTTTGCGAAAGGCAGATCTAATGGATTTACTAATTCTCCGTTGTAATTTCTTTCTGGTCTTAATCTCCAGTTACTCATAATTTTCATTACAAATTCAGGAGAAGAATCTTTGTAAGTTTGGAAGATAAATTCTTTTGTTGTCATAACTTTTTGTTGTATAGTAGAATATACGGTCTTAGATTAGAAGTGACTGCACATTTCTTCGAAACTTTCGTTTTCGATAAGCTTATTAATTTCGTAGGTTGCAATCATTTCTGCAATCTCTGGATCAGTTTGATCTGCTTGAAAGAAAACTGTTGGATAGTTAATAGCTTCCCAAGGCATAAAAATGCAGCAGGGTTTTGCAGAAACTCTTTCTAAAGTAATACCTTTGTTAGAAACAGCTTTCACGAAGGAGATCTTCTTTAGAGATTTAGTTACTTGAACGTAGTCGCCGGGTTTGAAAAATTCTTGCTTTGTCATATGTTAGAATATACGGTCTTACTTAGAAAGTTTAGCAATAATTTGATCGATAGTCATGCCAGTTGGTTCCCAACCTGCAATGTAACGGACTCCTCCGTTTCCAACTTGAACAAGAAATAATCCTCCTTTGTCGTCTTTTGTCTTGAAAGGATTTTGATACAACCAAACTCCAGGTTCTGCATTACCTAAAAAAGTAAAAACTGAATCGAATTTGTTAAGGGTCTCTTCTGTGAATCTAAATGTGTTTGTCATACAAGAATATACGCTCTCTATCGAGAGAGACCGCGATCCTTGACAACTTTTTTTACCCGCTGGTTTGTGGTCCAACCCATGACTTTGATGATTGCATACATGGTCATTCCATCTTTATACATTCTCTCAACTTCATCTGCTTGTTCTGGAGTTGTCCTGATACGGGTTCCGGCCAATCTGGTATACTTCTTTTCGGGGCCATCTAATTTTTGACGTGCAGCCATTAGCCAGTTAGGCAATAAGAGAAAGGCATAAAGTTCATCTTTGCTCATCCCCATCTTCTCCATACGGACTTCTAACTTCATCAGATGATCAACGGATGCTTTAATAAATTTTCTTCTTGTTTCCTGGTAGATTGCCCATTCCTTTCGGGGAAGATCCGTTACGACTTTCATGTTGTCGAACCTCAGATCTAAGGGATTTCCGTTGACGTAAAGGAAATGGGGACTGACAACTATTCTTCCCATGTAGCACTCCCAGATAACCCTTTGTTTGGTGCCTAAAGTTACTCGGGGGGTTGTTGCTGTTTCTATTTTACGAACAACAGAAAATCCTGATTTTTCGTAGAATGTGTAGATGTTTTCGTCGAAATACAGAATACCAATCTGATTGCACTTGATTGCGTGCACTGGGTGTTGAAAGAAAACCTCTTCTTCGTGGTCCTCCAACTGGGGAAACTTAGCCTGGAAGTAGTGTTTAGCTGGGTGAATTAACATACACGGGTCTCCCATCTGATAATGCGTCCGATGTGAGTTTTGGAAACTCCTGCTTCTTCTGCCAGATGCTGATGGGTGTAACCTCCCTTTGCATATAGAAATCTAATGCATCTCACCTCGAAGTCGCTGAGCCTGCAGTTGCCGTTGTTTTCGTTTTTGAAATTTGCCCGAATTTTCATACTCTATATATTATAGTTTAACCCACAAAAAAAGTCCCCAGAAGTTATGAGAAACTGGGGACTTTTAGATATGAAATTAGAAGGATGGGGAATTAAAAAATAAATACCAAATAAAATAATAAAATGTAGAATACCAACGGGTGTTAGTGTCCCATCCTTCTGTTATATTATATCTTCTTATCTGCAGAAAGTTTCTCTTTTGCAAAGAGATATTTCTTGAGCTTAGCCTCATTGGCCTCGGAAGATTTATACACCTTGGCCAGTCTAACCTTAGGATCTTGCATGTTAGTTTACCGGAGATTGGTAGAAGTTAGGTCCGCATTCCATGCACTGCATACCGTTATCATACCAGCCCACATTTGCAGCATCTCTGGAGGTGTAGCCTCCAAGCTTGCGCCAAGCGTATGGTTGTTTCGGAGTAACCAAAGAGTTGTAGTAAGGATTGCCTCTTTCTGGTAGCTGTCCGTCCAATACGTTTGGTGTGATGTATGCTGGATAATCCCCAGGATGAAGGGTCATCCATTCGATCATGCGCTTCGTGTAGGTTTCTGCTGTTCCTCTGCACTGTTCGATGAGGAAGTTTAACTCTTCGAGGGTGATGGATTCTGCAGATTCTGAAGACGGGGAAAGCACCGACTTGTTGAACACCTTATATTTCAACCAAGGTAAAGCTTGCATCAGCGCCCAGTTGCAAAGAGCCGATCCAATATAGTTGTCCAGGAGAAATCTATTTTCAACGCTTACTGTGTTTGTTAGAACTTGCTCTTTCAACTGCATGTAGTAGGTTGCTCCGATGTAGTTTTGAAGGTAGATGTCCTGCGATTGTAGCACGTAGGGAATCAAGTCCAACGGTGAAACGTTGTTGTTGATGGAGGTGAATGACTTGAGCTTCTCCTCAGAAACGAATAAAACTTCTTGTAGTGCCATGGTTATACTATTGCGTCGACTTGGGCTTCCCCGATTTGTTGGTTGTCTTCGTTAAAGAGACGAAGTGGCTCGATGTAGAGTTCTGTGTCATACCCGTAGTAGTAAAGGAGACGATCGAAAACCTTCAACAGAATCTTTTGGATTGGTTTGATAACTGTGGTGTTGAAGTGTTCCGATGCAACCAGAATTTCGTCCTTGTTGTTCGACAGGGAAGAACCTCCAGTGTCCTTAATTCCAAGCAGGAGGGGAGATGTAATTCTGTGTCCAGTTAGAATTCTTGATGAAATCCTTTGCTCCAATGTGATGTAGTATTCATCGTTGGCCCCTTCTATCGGAGTTATCTCTGTTTTGGTATCAGGCCCATTGCAGAACGATAGGAAAAACTTCCCGGCCCCTTCCACTCCGGAGAAGGAAGCAGCCAAATTCTGGTAGATGTCCTGACGTTCTTCTGGTGAAGGAATACCGTCCATCATCTGCACAAAAAGCGAAGGATTTAAACCGTTCATAAGGTTAAAATAGTGGAACGAACTGATCGATACGTCCACCTGAATATCTGTTAGAGAACCGGAATAACTTGGGAGCGGATAGTATTTTTGCCCTGGTGTGTGCAGGAAAAAATACAGAATCTGGTTTGGATATAGATCTGCCTGAGCTGGATCGAATGCTCTAAATGCCTTGGGCTTATAGATGTCCTTTTTATACTTTGACCAATCTGCCGAGTAGTAGTAGAAATCCACTTCGTCGGTTTCTGGATTAATATGCCCCGAGCGAATATCGTTAAAGTCAAGATTATAGATTTCCATAATCTTATCTCCAGTTTGATTCCAGATAATGTTCAACGCAAAGCCTCCGTAGATGATGTAGTCCAGAGAAGCACGATCGAAGATTTCGTTCCAGCCCTCCATTTTAGAGTTTGCTCTCTTCAACACGTATTCCAGAGACTGGTCTTTGGTGCGAAGTCCTTCACCAACGGTGTAGATCTGCTTCGAATTAACACACGAGCGGTTCATCGCCGACCCATTGTAGAGCGGAGTAATAAGTGCGTTCGGATAGAGGTTGTCTATTCCATAGCTGACCCAACTGTGCCCGCGAACCTCAAAAACCTTTGGAAGGGTTGGATCTGGAACTTGCTGAGAAAACTTATGAAAGTTGATGTTTGTTTTTTTGTCCATTTACTGTAAGTATAAATTTAAGAGAAACTGACAATGTATTGTTTATTAGTAAAGATTTCTTCCTAAAGCAGTTTGGAATGTGTTAATCTGTGCATCAATATCTTCAGCTTGAGCTTGAGTTAGATAATTTCCAGTAAAGAAACTTTGTAATCTTCCTGTAAAAGGATTATATGGAGACCCATTCAAATTTAGAGTAAACAAAAAATATGGAACGTTTACTAATTCTGAAATTCCCCCTGCAGTTGCTTGTGTAGATGCAACTCCATTTCTATAAAAATCTTTTATGTTAGATGATCCAAATGTTGCAATCCAAGATCCCTCGGGAGTTGATGCAAATCCATTACTTTGATTGCCATTTGCATATCCATATAATACCACATAACCACCTGCATAATAATGATTGTTAACAGTAACTTGTCCAGTGTCAGTTGTTGCTGCACCAAATGAATAAATTTCATTTTCCATATTTCCAGCAGTTTGATAAATTCCCCAAGAAGTGTCTGTTGGAGAAGATTGAACAGTAGGATTGTAGTTTGTGTCTCCGTAGCCAGAACCTGTGTTTGTTACTCCCTGATCATTGAATGTAAAATCTCCAGTATTATACCAATCTATGTCAAAAGCACTTTTTGTTCTTATTGCATTTAGTCCCGACGCAGCAGCATTTCCTCCCAAAAATAAATATAAAACGTTTAGTTCTGAATATAAACTTGATGCTTTTAGTCCGACGAATAAAGTGTTTACTGCATCTTCTTCTGTTGAAGTTAAAGAACCTCCCGCTGCAATGACAGCATCAATATATGCCTGTGCATCAGGATCGTATGAAGGAATAGCATATTTAGTTTGCACATAATTCCACAAGTTACTTAGATCAGTTCCAGAAAGAACAGATCCTCTTGTAATAATCATTTCTGCAATAGAGCCAGTAAAATTATATCCAGGACTGTTAAAAGCGTCATAAGCTCCAATATTAAACCAAGGATTAGCATTTGGTGAATAAGAACCTGCAACGCCTGAAGAAGATCCGTTAAAATAAGTGTAAGCATCTGTAGAAGTAATCCCAACACCAGCAAGAATAGTTGTATTGAGAGTTGTTCCTGATATCTTGTTTAGATAACCACCTGCCAGAGCTCCTGTAAAGGGTTGAACTCCGTCATCTGCTATATTAATAGACCAAGCTCCTCCTCCGATGTTTGCGTCCGAACCTCCCCCTGCTGATGCAAAACTTTGTGATGCAGTTTTTCTTGCAATTACAAAACAGTATAGAGGAAGGCTATCAGAGTAAACAAAATCTGTATTGTTTACTAAATAAACTGGTGTGGCCCCCTCATTAGTAAAATCTAAAGTCGGTAAATTGTTGAAATCTGAATTGGAAGCTGTAAAAGTTGGTTGATTTGCAGAAGGTCCTTGTGTTACAGATTTAGAAGTTAAACTATCTCCCCAAGCAGAAACATTTGAACCTGAAAGAGTTACTCCGGTATCTGATTTGAACCAGTTTTCTATGCCAGGTAAATCTGCCGGTGTCCAAGATCCTCCCGTTGCTCCTGAAAAGTTTCCGAAAAAAAATAGATTTTGTGCGAACATATTAATAGTTTTAATTATGCTCCTGTTGGCCCCGGAGGAAGTGGATCTGGTTCTGGTTTATATGGAATAAGAGGTAAATCTTTTACCCAAAGAAATTCTGGATTTACACAGAATTCTTGTTCTTGTGTGGAAATAATCCAGTTTCCGTCCGCATCCTGAATGGGATTAAAATAGGAATCTGGACCATATTGCTGTCCAACTAATTGGTCTTTTTGTGCTTCTGTTAATAGAGCCACTAATTCGTTTGTTTGCATAATTATTATACTTGTCTTGATAAAGCTGTTTCATATGCTTGAACCACTGTGTAGAGGTTCGCAGCATCTGTGTCGGAAAGTCCAGTTCCAATAGAAGCCCAAGCCAGATTTCTATCCGAGAATTGCTGTGCTGTTCCATTGTTATTTAATGCAGAAATATAAGCTTTTGCTGTAGATCTTCCACCTGAAGCAACAAGTGGGGTTTTTGCCAGAGTTCCATTTCTGAAAATTTTGAATTCTGTAGATACTGTTCTGGAAGACAAAAAGAGACCCGCAGCAGTTCCAAATAAACCAACAGTAAGATCGTCGGAAGAGTTTACCGCAGAAGTAAATTCATTTGCTGCAGATCTAAGGTCCAGAGTTAACTGATTGCTTCCTGTTGAAAGTGTTCCTAAATCTTTACAGTTTCTGCCACCGCTTGTTCTGGAATAAACTGAAATGTGTTGGTCATTTTGAGAACCACTGGTAGACGGAGTATAAAAAGTATCTGCATAACCATTAGTTCCGTTTGGAGTTATTCCATTAGAATTTTGCGTAAATCCTCCGTTGAATGTAATTCTAAAAGATGCATCTGCATCGAAAGGAGATTTCAGATTGAACTTATGAGTTGTAGCTGAACCTCCAACAAATGGGTAAGCTGCCTGCATTTTAGACCAAAGAGAATAATACTTTAGACCTGCTGTTAAATTCTGAACTGCAGAAGCTTGAGTAGAATCTGTAATTTGAGCAGCCATCAAGAAATTCTGTGCATCTAAATCCTGAACTGCTGGAACTGCCACTATATTTCTGCCTTGCAAGAATTGGTATCTCTGCACAATAGAAGTAAGGGTTAAAACTTGTGCATCTGTAAGTCCCTTTCCTATAGAAGCAAATGCCACCTGTCTATTCGAATAAGATCCACCAGCACCTTTGGCGATCTGAATTGCAGTAGAACCAGAAAGAGTATAAGAGTTAGCAGCGGTATTTGTTGATCCTATCTGTAAACCGTTTTTATACAGTTTATGTGAAGTGGAAGAAGTTCTTGTGCCAATATAGAAACCTTGTGAGTCTGTGTTAGATGTAAAGACTTGTCCATCTATTTGTCCTGGCTGTGCAGGATCTGAATACTGTCTTGAAAAAGCAAAGTTTCCTGTAGATCTTATTTGTAAGTTATATTCTATAACAGGAGAAGAGGGATTGGTTGCGTTACCTATTTCGACGGGATAACCACTGGGGGTAGATTGTGTTCTGCTATAATAAGAAAGATGTGTATCGTTTGTAGTTGCATCTGCATAAGTATAACCCGTAGTAGCATAAGCATTGCTTCCATTAGGAAGAGCTCCTGAAGATGTGTGGGTCCAACCTCCAAAAAAAGTCAACTGATACTGACTTGGATTTTTTAGATTGTAAGAATTTGGTGTAGCAGTATCCCCTATGAATGGGTAGATTGCATCCATCTTATCCCAAAGTCCGTTCAACTTTAGATCTGTTACCAGATTATTAATTGCATAGTAATCTCCTGTTGTAGCAAGAGTTCCAACTGCGCCAATAAATGCTATGGTAGCAGGATCAAATTGGGCATCTTGAATACCCGCAAGCGCTATTCCTAATTTCGATGGCATATTATACTGTTAAGTTACCGAAGACATCCCATTCGTCCGTGTCTATTTTGATAAGAGAAGCTGCGGCATATTGGCCGTTTATTTTCAAAGCACCTCCAAGAGATCTAAGAGTTACTCCAACAGTTGCAACGATTGTAGTTGCTCCCGCTCCATATTGGGTAACCATTACCTGAGAACCTATAGGGAATGCCTGAGAAGAGTTTAGTGGAACAGTTAGATTGTTTGCTGATCCAACGTTCATTTCAACTAATTTATCCTGGTCGGAAGTTACCAAAGAATAAGAGGCAGTTTGTCTGTTGGTTGTAATTAAAGTATTAGCGGAAGAACCACTTGTTCCCGAAGTTCCCGAACTTCCACTTATCCCAGAACTTCCACTTGTGCCCGAAGTTCCATCTGTTCCAGAAGAACCACTTGTGCCCGAAGTGCCTGAGCTTCCACTTGTTCCCGAAGTTCCATCTGTTCCCGAAGAACCACTTGTGCCCGAAGTTCCATCTGTTCCCGAAGAACCACTTGTGCCCGAAGTTCCATCTGTTCCAGAAGAACCACTTGTTCCCGAAGTTCCCGAAGATCCACTTGTTCCCGAAGTGCCGTTTGTTGGGGTAGTTACCCCGTAGTAGTTTGTTCCATCATAAAGAAATGAAACAAAGTCGGAATTACCAACAGTAGTTTGTAAAACCGGTGCAGATCCACCCGTCCAAATAACCGAACCTGGCCAAGTTACTGTATAAGAACCTGATCCTCCTTGAACCACTTTTGTTGTGTAAACTCCTCCTGCAACCCCATTAGAAAATGTAAGTGTAGTTGATCCTGTTAGGGTAAACTGTTGAACGTTAGAATTGTTCCAGTCAACTGTCCCAGTTCCTGTAAAGTTACCAGCGTTGTAAAATCTGGAAACTCCCTGACCTGTGATCCCTAAGACAAAACCATCAAAAGTTAAATTTGCTTGAGCTATTGCTCCAGTTCCTCCTGCATTAGAAGTTAAAATTCTTGTTGCTCCGCCAGAAGTAATATCAACAGAATTACCTGACGTTCCCGAAGTTCCATCTGTTCCCGAAGAACCACTTGTGCCCGAAGTTCCATCTGTTCCCGAAGAACCACTTGTGCCCGAAGTTCCATCTGTTCCCGAAGAACCACTTGTGCCCGAAGTTCCATCTGTTCCCGAAGAACCACTTGTGCCCGAAGATCCACTTACTCCACTTGTTCCTGAACTCCCCGAAGTTCCACTTGTGCCTGACGGAGTTGATACCAGGATGAATAGGACCTGATCGTTGTTGCTGAACGAATGTGTGGAAGTTACCAAAGTAACTGGAAGAGTCCAGTAGGTGGTGTTGTCCACTGGAGTTCCTATTGTCCAAGTTTGATAGTTTGCTTGATTTGCTTTATCTTGGATGGTAATAGTTGTCCCTGAATTCAGATTTGCAAAGAAGATATCAACGTTGTTCCCTCCACCATCTTCATCGCTAATGTTTATCTGTGTAGCAGATGCTTGAGTTACATTGTTCCAAATAATAAAACCAGCTCCAGGATCACCTGATTGAGAGTTAGTCTTAGCCTCATAGTTGAAGAATGAGTTAGAAAATCCTGGCTCACCTTGTGGTCCTGTTGCCCCATTTATGCCAGAAGTTCCTGAGCTTCCACTTGTGCCCGAAGATCCATTTACTCCACTTGTTCCTGAAGAACCACTTGTTCCTGAAGAACCACTTGTGCCTGATGAACCCGAAGTTCCATCTGTTCCTGAACTTCCGCTTGTGCCAGAAGATCCATTTGCTCCAGAAGAACCCGAAGTGCCTGAGCTTCCACTTGTTCCAGAAGAACCCGAAGTGCCGGAAATTCCACTTGTTCCAGAAGAACCCGAAGTGCCTGAACTTCCACTTGTTCCAGAAGAACCCGAAGTTCCTGAACCTCCAGTTCCTGAACCTCCTTGACCATAGACAATAACGTTGCCTGTAGCTCCGATGCTCGCCAGTTGTCCGTCATTATTGACGAATACATTTAGATAATTTGCTGATGCTGGATTTGGGGTAGTTCCTGAATATGAAATTTCTATCTGTCCACCCGTTGCTCCAAGTCTTAATCTTCCTGCCATTTTTGTATTTTTATGCTGCGTTTATATAAAGTTCCCCTGTTTCTGTAATGTAAAGTAGGCCGTCTCCTGCCACAAATAGTGGATCACAAGATGATTCTTCATAATTAGAAACTATATAGGGTGAATTGTATGAGTTGATGATGCATCCAACGAAATCTCCAGAATAGTAAACAACAGATAAAGCATCTTCGTTGTCTGAAACGTAATCCACAAAAACAATCTCCGGTGGAGTGTATTCTTCCAGATACATTTGCCCCTGGTCGATTAGATCTCCAGTAGAAGGATCCAACGAAGGAGAAGTCATGTTCCAAAGTTTATATGTCCAGTTGCCTGGAGCAAATAACCATACCGAACCTCCTTCAACGTCGTCGATGTCTGCAGAAGTTACCGTAATGGTAAATTGGATAAATCTGGTGTTTCTAACAGTATAGGTTGGGATAACGTAAGCCCACTGTTTAGAGTAAGTGTTCTGGAATCCAAATAGAAAATAATCTCCATAACTCACATCTGAGTTAGTGATTGTATCTGCGTAGATTACAACTGTATTTACTTGTCCTGGTGTTAGATTTAGCATCTTACCTCTAAGTATAGAATTAATCTAAACTGACATAATATCCACAATAAACCCCGGGAAATATCAAAAACCCGGGGTTATTTAGGAAAATAGATGCGCTTAGGATTAAGCGTCGACGAATGATGTTCCGGTTAGGGAAGCAAGGGTGTTTACCTGGTAAGCCATTGCTGGTTCCATCGCCTGTAGGACGAAAGAATACTGAGTAGCATCTCCAGGAGCTGTGCCGGTTGTGGTGGTTCCTGTTGAGATTACGCAACCTCTGGTAAGACCAACCATCCAGTATAGACCGTTGTTATCTTCAAATACAACGCGAGACGCTCTGTTGTAAGCAAGCAACTGAATTTGTGCTCTCTTAGCAGAGGAAAGGTGTTGAACTGGGATAGTAACTTCCTGAGTGAAGAATGCTGTTCCGTTGGTGTTAGAGATGTTGAAAGTCTCTGTGAAAGACGCAACATCTTTTGCCACCTGCACCTGGTAGAATGTTCCAGTTGCTCCGGTCAATGCTGTGATACCTGCAGTAGCACCTGCAGTAACAGTAGCATATTCAAAGTCAGAAGATACCCAAAGTGTTTTAATACCCCCGATAGCATCTAAACAGTCTAAAGCGATTGCTGCTGATAAATTACATGATGTAGACATAGTTTGTTTTAGATTTTTTTATTTAGTAAAGGGGAGTTTTTAGGCTCCCCTTTGGGGTTGTTAGATAGTAGAAACGAACTGCGATGGGTAAACCGAGGTCCCGAGACGGAATTTTGACATGAAGTTTACAACGTCCTGAGATGGGTCGTAGTAGAACTTGAAGTTGTCAGCATCGTCAAGAAGACCAGTTCCGAAGTAGATATACTTCTTAGGCCCAAGGATGATGTGTGTATCAACGTTGATACCAGGAGCTGCAAATACAGTTACGTTAGTTCCAGGGAACACGAAAGTAGATGGAGCGTCGCCAGTTACGTTGTTGATGTTAGGGTATTGGGTAATCAAAGAGTTACCTTCTGCCATGATAGCTTGAACAAGGATCTGGTAGTTGTTATATGACATATAAGCAACAAGATCGTTCTCCTGCTTAAGAGCATTTGAAAGTTTGTTCACGATACCGAACATAGATGCGAATGCGGTGTTAACTGCGAAAGGAACTGTAATTCCTGCGCCGGTTCCAGAAAGACATCCGTTAGCAACAGTTGCTTGAGCAAGTAGACCATCAAGAGATGCTCCATCACCCTGCCAGATAGTGTTTTCAACGTATTGGCCGATGTTAGCGATTTTGTTGTTAGCGATTTGCTCTTCGAAAGGAACGGTTGTAGCGTAAGCTGATGGGCTAAGCTGAGAAGACAACCAGTAGTTTCTTAGATCTTCTGGGCAAAGTTGCTCCTTAAGCATCTTAGATTGAACAACCAAGTCGATTTGGCTGAATACTGTAGAGTTACCTGTTGCACCACCTGGTCCAACGGTTGAAGCGTTAAATCCACACGTTGCATCTATGATGTATGCGTTAGAGTTAAGCAAGTTGATTGCAGAAGTTCCTGCAGTCTTACCAGCCATGATGGTAAGCATTTGAACTGAGTATGGCTTCAAAAGAGCTTTTGATACCAGGTCAGTAGATAATTGGTCGGTGTAAGCTTGTAAGCTTCCTAATGAAAATGACATAGTGTTATTTGTTTATTTTTAGAATTTTCTTGTTTTAGTAAACTCTTCTCTTAGGGTCTTTAGTCCTTCAAGGCGAGCTTCCATTGGGTCTGTTGAAGCTGGTGCTTCGTTATTGAAAGTGCTGATCTTAGTTGCTCCTGGAGTTTTTGACATTTTCTCCATTTTGGATTTGTAAGAAGCCATTTCTTCTTTTACGATTCCAACCTCTTTAGCAACTTCTTCGATAGCCATCATCACCTTTTCCATCATGTTGTCCACATAGGACGCCATTTCTTCTTTGGTGATTGTTGCTTCCGACTTAGTTGGTTGTTCGGCTGTCTCTTCTCCTGCTGGAATTTCGGATTTTTCTTCGGCTGCTTTGATTTCAACTTCGATTTCCTCTTCTTCTTTTGGAGATTCCACTTGCGTGATCACCCCTTCTGCATCGACGTAGACGGTGGTGCCATCTTCTAATTCATGGATACCTTCGGGTGCTGGTGCTTTTTCTTCTCCTGAAACAACATAAATTTTGCTGCCTGGTTCCAAAGCTTCAGTCATTACCTTAGTAACTCCATCTTTCAAAGTGGCTTCAACCATTCTTACTTCCATGCCAAGAGCGATCTTGATTTGGTTTAGTTTTTCTTGATAAAAGTTCATAGATTGTAAATTTTTATTTTGGGTTTACCTGAGTAAGTATAGACTAAATGTCATATGACATTTCTTCAGATAGATTTTAAGATTTTTATTACCCTCTCGTAGAGAGCCTTGTCTTTTTGGTATGCTTCGTAGTCTTTCTTGTCCATGAAGTCTCCCTCGATCGAGAAGCCTTTTAGTTCGCCAGCCTTGATTTTCTTCCAAGTTTCTGGATCTTGAACTCTCATCTTAACCATCCATGTGCCCACTGGAACGTCCATATTGTAGAGAGAGTTTGCTTTGTCCTCTTCGTTTTCCACGATCCAAGTTTCCATGACATAAGTTCCAGCATCGTCTTTTGCTTCGTGCTGAATGTTGGTGTCGTGATTTCTGGTTTCACGCATAAACTTTTCTGCCACCTTCTGGATCACCTCTTTGGAAAACTTAACGTAGTATGGAAGTTTAGTCTTTTCGTCTTTGCGAAGAATTTCCAAGTCGGGAATCATTGCCGGTCCAACGACGATCTGCTGGTCTTCCGAAGCAAAGTAGTAACCCATCTTCTGCTCGGAGTGTTTAGGATGTCCTTTAGGCAGTAGATCGTTGTCCTGATTGTAGTCTTTGTCGTAGCCCGATCTGTTGCCAGCCAGAATGTTTAGGAAAGAATTAACTCTTGCCATTGCCCACTGTGATCTCTGCATGCCTCTCTTGCCAGGAGTTCCGACTGAATAAGCACCAGCTCCTCTTCTCCATACTGCTTTCAACATTCCAAGAGTTGCTTTCTGGGACTCCTGTGGATTCTTCTTGTTGTGCTCCTCAATCTTATCCTTTAGGGTGTTCTCCACTTCTTGAGAAACTTCGATCCCTCCTCTTGTTGTTTTGGTGTCTCCCGGTTCGTTCTTTGCTGAACCTGTTCTGCCTCTTTCTTCTTTAGGTATTCTTGCCAGAGGTCTATCTCCTGCAGCAAATGCTTCTGTCTGCAGTTCTGGGTGGTAGCCGAGATAAACCAACTTACCAGATTTGGTGATGGTTTCTCCGTCGACTCTTATTTCTGCAGGTTCTATGTTATCGGGTGTGTCGAACCAATACTCGACATTATAGCCACCTTCGGGCATAAGTTCAACTATTAAACCTCTGTCGTAGTCTTCGTCTTCTGCTTGTAGAACAACTTTCTGCCCTCGGGGAAGTGGAATTCCCTGCAGTGCAAATTGGTCTTTCTTCTTTGGAATTTCGTCCACATAGGGAGGAAGAGTTCCTGTGTCGTAGGACATTTCCTCTTTGCGAATGGACTTTAGTTTTCTTTCTGCCCATTCTATCCCAGCGTCTCCGCCCCAGGCATCCCACATTAGCTTGCCGCAACCTTCACCATAGGGTGTATCTGAATTTTGTCTATGTCTTTGGAATGCCGACATGCGAGCAATGGTGTCTTCTGAAATGGGTTCACGATTTGCCAGTTGGTTTGCTCTTGCTTTGCCAGGTCCCATACCGCAGTCTCCCCAACCATTCTCTTCCGCCCAAGCAAGTGCACGCTTAGCTGCGTTGACTGCTGCCTCGGGATAGTCGGTGTAGGTCTCTGCAAATTCTTCTGCACTTTGTTTTTCTCTGTAGGTGCTGTAGCAGATTGCTGCAGCCTGATCTGTTTCATAACCTTCGTCTCCAACAAGCTTTGCTATGCAACGGGGGATGAATTCGTCTTCTGATTCTCCTGCTCCAGGTTCAACGAACTCTTCTCTTTTGAAAGCCATCCAAAGCTTTTCGATTGCAGGAATATCGACCAGTGAAATTGCAGAAACACCAGATGTATCGACGTCTTCTATAATTTCAAGTTCTATTACTTTTTTTTCCATATAAGTGTAAGTATATTTTGTTTACAATCTGGCAAGAGCATTTAGTCTTGCGTTTGCTTCTTGCTGAGAAGTCATGTCGGTCGCAACCACATAGGTCTTGACGATTGGCATCTGAGCCATCGGAACATCTGCTGCTCTGGTGTTGCCCAGAGAATTGATTGCTTCAAGAAGGGGCATGAAGTTTGCTGTTGCTCTGCGGTTGACAACAAATTCACCTCCCTCAAGTTCTCCCATTGTGGTTCTGATACCCCCCAGGTCATGAGAAGGTCCACCAAGTAATCCACCTTCTGCGTAGGTAGACGGTGTTGATTTAGCACTGTCGGAAGATGTAGAAGAACCTGCTGTAGAAACATATTGAGTTTGTTGGATTGCAGCCAACTGGATTGCTGTAGTTGCTGCAGAAAGAGCCAAGAATAGACCAGCAAGTGGAGGTCCACCGATTGCCATTCCTTTTTCGAATGCAGAAATACCTGCAGAAATACCTGAGATGACTGCTCCTGCATATTGGTAAGCTTTGTTCTTCTCAAAGTATTCTTTTCTGATCTTTTCTTCTTCTTCCTTGTTGCCTTTTGCTTCCGCAAGTTCTTTAGACATTCTGGCAGAAGATAATTGCTGAAGTCCGGTATTGAGGGAAGCAGCAGTTTGAAGGGCGAAGTCGACTGCTTCTCTCCTGTTTTCTTTTTCTTCCTCCGAATCTTTTTCTCTAATTTCTCTCTTCTTTCTGGCAATCTCGAGTTCTATGTTGACTGTGTCTTCACCAGCCTTCTCTGCTGCCTTTAACTGATCCTGAAGACGATTTAGTTCATTTTGTTCTTGAGCATCCTGTAATTCATTTTTGGACAGATTAGAATCCAAGAGAGAAACTTCTTCATACTTGTAGTGGTCGTCGATGATGTTCTTGGTTCTCTCATACTTCTTCTGTTCTCTCTGCACCAGAATTTCAGCATACTCTTGAGCCTGTCTCTTGAGATCTTCGTTCTTCTTTTTCTGAATGTCAAATTCCAGCTTTGCAGTTTCTGCAGTTTGTCTTAGAATAACAACGTCAAGTTCTGCATTCAAGGCTTTCTTTTCTTTTACCTCTTCTGCAGTCAAGGCTCTCTTTTCTTTGGAAGCCTTTTCTTCGATGGCAACGGACTTTAAGATCAGTTCTCCCCTTTCGTTTAGCTGGTCGAACTCCAGCTTCAATCTGTTTCTATCGTCTTCAGAAAGCTTGGTGTCAAGCAGAGCAATCTGCTGATAAGTCTTGGTTTGTCTATCGTAGGATTCCTGAGTTAATCTCTTAGCAGTTTCGTTTGCTTCTTTTAGAATTCTTGTTCTTTCGTCCGACTTCTTTTTGAAATCATCAGTGATTGCTTTCTGAGCGTTGATTGCATCGACTTTATTCTGTGTGTTTAGATTGTCGATGGTTGCATCGTTCTTTCTGGCAACTTCTCTGTAAGAATCTCCAGCTTTTTTGTAGGCTTCGTCGGTTTCTTTTAGTCCTTTGACTGTTGCCTTGAAGTTTGCATAAGCATCTGAACTTTCTTGTTTTAGCAGTGCGATGATTTTTTCTCTGCCTGCAATCTCAATGTTCGCAAGTTCTTGAGCAGATGCTCCTCTTGCCTGGGCTTGGGCAATGGAGATCTTAGTTGCATTTTCATAATCTCTGGTGTATTCTCCAACCAAGAAGTTTGTGTATTCCAGTTGGCCGTTATACTTTCTCTGAGCAGCATCGAGTTCTTCTGTAGATTTAGTTGCTCCACCTATTGCTGCACTGATGTCGTCCCAATAAGCTATAATGCTTCCAAGTGCAACCACCAGAAGACCAATCCCTGTAGAACCGATTGCAGCCTTAATGGAGTTGAATGCGTTGACAGCAACGCCCTTCAACTGGGTGAATGCTCGACCTAAGTCTTCGAGTTGTGCAAGTCCTTGAGATAGAGCAAGAGCAGATTGAACTCTGACCAGTGTTTTCTGTAGATCCTTAGATTCTGCACCAACAAGTCCCATTGCTCCCTGGATTGCTGCAAAACCTCCCGCAACACCCGAGATTGCCTTACCAACTGCTTGGAATTGTCCTGCTCCTGTAAATGCACTGACTGCGTCTCTCGCATCGTCTATTTGATCTTTCAGTTCTGCCGCCCTTAGTGCTGCACTCTGAACTTGCTGAGAAGTGGAACCAAATTGCTGGGTCAGCATCTGGACTTCTTGATTTGCCTCCCTTAGTTGGGCACGAAGGTTGGTAAACCCAGAGACTTCTAAAACTATTTCTTCTGCCATTTGTTAGTATGTGATGTTGATGTATGCTGTGTAAGTATCGGAAGTGTTGATAACTGCCGGAAAGATTGCTGAAATTGGCTGGTAAGTTCCTGATCTGGAAGCTGTTGCTCCAGTCAGTCCGTTCGTTGCCAGAGAAATTTCTTGTGAAGCACAGGTTGCTCCTGGTGCTATATCTGAAGTTAGTTCCAACTTGATGCCAAAGCCAGCAGGAAGATTGGGCCATTCAACTTGGAAGTTGTTGTTTCCCTCCACCGTGTAGTTGTTGATTGGAATGTAAGTTCCTCCTGTTCCTCCAGTTGATCCAGATAGAATAACTGTTGTGAATGGAGATGGAACCCTTCCAACTGTATTGTCAGTTACTATCGTCATAACCAGATTGCCTCCCGTTGTTCCACAAGAGCCAAGATCTGACACGGTCCAACCTGATGGCAATGGATTTATCAAAGGATATAAAGCACATATTTCTTGTCCGCAAGCCAAAGGTCCAAGGGTAATTGATCTTAGATTGCTGTCGCAGTCCACATAAGTGTAGGTTGTTGCAGGATCTGTAATTGGATTGTTGTTGCAAAGTCCAAGAGTTCGACAGGAAGTTCCTGCTGTTGCTCCTGTTGCAGCCAAAGGAATTGGTCCTGGGATAGCCACAGCGGGAACTTTTACTAAGTCAACTCTGACCAAAGCAGTTTCACCAAGAGCATAATCTGCTATCTTCTGAATGAAATACCAGGTGTCCTTAATCCAGATGCGATCGTTAAAAGAAAGTTCTAAAATGTCTGCTGGATCTAATCTTAGTGTTAAGGAAACTTTTCTGTTGTAGGGGTCGTAGAGCCAGTCCACATATTCGTCCCAGTAGACTGTGTATAAATCTTGAGATGTGTTGTCCACTAAGGTGGAATCTGCCGACCAAGGTTGTTCTTTAGACAAGAAGTTTAGATTCACTGTGGAAAACAAATTTGGAGGCCAAGATGAATATGGAGAAATTAACGGATAAGAGTTCTGGGCCTGTCCAGTTCCTGAACCAGAAACACCGTTAAATAGATACCATGGGATTGGGTTAGATTGTAAGCCGTTGTAGTGATACAGTCTTGGTCTTGGAACTATAGGTTCTATCCTTGCAGAGTTGGGTTGATCCTGATTGCCCGGTTGAAGTCTTCCCAGAGTTGGAAACACCCAGTTCGGATAGGAAGTTCCTTTGGACGGAATAGATTGCAGAGGATTAGCTCCGAACTGCACGTCGATCGGCTGTTCGTCTCTGATGAGTTTGATCCCTGAATCGAACTGACGATACCAGTAGTCGGCTTTGTTCTGCTCTTGATATTGTTTGTTCAACCAATCTTCGTCGTCCTGTGCGCCGAACTTTAGAATTCTCTGTTGCTCAGCAAAGACGGGCGAAGACTGTAAATCCGCAGAACCGTCGTAAAGTCTTGTCCAATCTCTAATGTCTCCTGCTTGAACCCAGTCAATCCAAGGTTCGATAAGGAAAGTCTTCTGAACAACTTTAGATGGTTCGAACACCAGATTGAACATGCGAACCAGAGATCTAATAAAGTCTATCTTCTTGAGGATTGTTTCGTCCGGCAGGAAAGAAGACACAACGACCTGATTTGGTCCGCTGATACAGTTAAACGCAGAATCAAAGAAGACTGTGGCAGAATCTCCGAACGACATGTTTTCTATTCTGACATCGACCGTGTCCCCTTTGTTTAGTGAGATAGAACCAGAAGTCCAGTTCCAGTCTCTCTCGGTAACACCATAGGTTGTAAGAACTCCAGAATCGTAAACCAAGATGTCGTTGATGTATGCCTTGACCCTGAATGCAGCCTTTGGTCTGTTAATTTCAGACTGAGCCTTTCCCACAGCCACAAATTCATAGGAACCGTTTGCCGGTGCAGTCCATACGTGAGTTGTTGTGTTAAATGCCTGGTCGAAGTTGTTGAACGTTGTTCTAAACGGGATGATCTCGGTTGTTCCAAGATTGACCGTAAATGCATCTGCAGTTACTTGACAAGTTCCAGATGGATTTAGAAAGTAGGGTCTTGCCACAGAATCCGACACAAAGTAGAGAGACTGGAAATAGTCAGATTCTAAAAATGCAGATGTGTATGTGTAGCCAGCGTCGGACAGAATTTTATCCAACAGCCACTTAACCCTGATTGCAGGTTTCATCTGCTCCATCCTGATTGCCGAAGTTGCACCTGCAGTGAAAGACTTGACGTAAGAATGGGAGAGAGTAGACTGCAGAGGAATGCCTTCGTTAGGACCTGTTCCGTAGGTGTAGCCCCACTCGCACAAAGGGTATAGAATGTTTCCATCCAGAAGACCTGCAGTTGCTCCTCCTGTTGCCGCCCATGATGCTGTTACATTCGCATAGGACAGCACGTGATTTAGCTCAGATGCGTCGATGGTATTCATTCCATCTTCCCCGATGGAGGTAGAGAGATTTGAAGTGTCCCCCAGGAAGTAAACGTCATACTCTATGGACTTTGTCTGATCGTTGGTAACAACGGACTGCAGATTTAGATTACCAAAAGAGAACAAAGTTCCATCAGAAAGAATCCAAGCCTGTGCTGCTGCAGCCGGGTTGAACGTGCTCCCGTTGACCGAGTAGACGTCTTGGAAGAACTGGGTGTTCGGTCCAATGCCCGGAAGTCTAAATGTTTGCGAGAAGAAAGAAGATGGGGTGAACGGATTTATCTCCGCCACTGAAAGATTCATCTTCACTGGAGAATCATCTGACAGTTGCAGAAGAACTGTTTCCCCCTGTGGGTTGACTGCGTAGAGTTGGACTTTGGACATATTAGTAGCTTTGGGTATTTGCTGGTAGAGACTCCACGAAGGAGACAAAGTATTGGAAGAGGTTCTCCCTGCGGATGGTCTGAACTGCGTATTCTGCGTCCTGGATTACAACAGCCACCGGTTGGGTTCTGCCAGGCAGATAAGCTATCACAGATGGAGAAGCGAACATGTCTCTCAACCAAGCCGACTGTGCTTCAGTCAACCAGTCAGTCGAAGCAGTCCAAGTGTTGGTTAGATCTGTCTTAAACACTGTTGTTCCGAATCGTGCAGGCTGGTTGTCCTTCACACTGTAAGAAGCTGCGGACCAGTAACCAGGAAGTTTATAGAGGGTAGATCTGCTTGCTTGTTGCACGAAGGTGTTTCTCTTGATGAACGTAAACCAATCTCTGCCGCCCAGTGGGTTTATCCAAGTAAACCTGATTGGTTCAAAGCCCCAACAGTTTGTGTCGTCTATGTTTAGACAGATAGTTTCTGAAGTTGCTGTCGCCCCCAAAGTGCAAGTTCCATATGTGTCGTATGGGTAAAGTGCTAAGCACATCTTGTTGAAAGGTGCTGTTAGAGTTTGGGTTATGTCCCACTTGTTGATACAGTCGGCGTTGGTAAAGGTTGGATAACCGGTTGGTCCAATCAAAACTTCGTTATACTGGGTGGGAGCAGTAACTTGGAAGCGAAGACCAAGTGCATAGTATTGTTTTGTGGTTGTGCCCGTGAACGTAAAGTAGGTGAAGTTGGTTGGCTGTTCCGAAGTTGTAAAGTCTCCAATCTTCTCCCAGTTTGCCCCAGTAGTCAAAGTTGTTGAAGTTGTTCCCCAAAGTTGTAGGGTTGGATAATCAGAACCCCAAGGACTTGAAGAACCTAATTCGATTGACAAAGAAGCACCAGTTGCTGCAACCATCGCCTTGTAGACAATCTCGGTAGATCCCGTAGATCCAGAAATTGGTTGACTGGTCAGCCAAGTGTCATCGTTGGAGCCAATGCTGATCCCTGAAACTGGTGGGGTAAGTCCAGAAGAAATCTGACTTGAGAACACATCAGCAGTTGGAGAGTAGTAGCCGAACGCCCAAGTGCTATTTGGCCAGATGTCGTCTTTGGTTCTGGTGTAAGTAAAAGTTTGTCCAGGATTTATCTTGAAGGACTCCAAGTAGTTCTGTGGTCCTGAAGCTCCCGTCGCAGAAGGTGCAACGGAACAAGATGGCCAGATTCCTCCATTAGCCACCGTGTTAAAGAATGTAGCAGAACCAATCGAAGTGTTGTTGTTGTAGAAAGACACCTTCATCGCATAAGGATAGGTCTGTGGACCTGTTGCTGGCTCAAAGTTTCTGTTCAACCAAGTTAACGTGAAGTCTTCGTCGGATCTGATGGACTGTGGAGAATCTGGACAGTTAGTTAGAAACTTTCCGCCCGTGTCGTTGACTTGTCCAAGTGCCATCTCATAATCTAAGACTCCTTCTCCACCAAGAGCAATCCAGTTGTAGTATTCTTCAGGAGACTGAGCTGCCGCCCAAGATGCAACAGGGGTTGTGTTGTTCGGTGCAGGTCTGAAGTTTCCATCTGCGTAAAGACCATATGCTGGTTCTCCGACCAACCCTGAACCGTTGTAGATCACAGGATTTCCTGTGGGAGTTGTAGCATATTCTTCACCAGCCAGAATGTAGACGTTGGTCGCCAGATAATCTCCTGTGTAGAACGGGGTGTCCGAGAGCATCGGAAGGTTCAGTGGGATTTCCAACTCTGCCGCCACCAGTGCGTTGACGTCGATTAGACCTTTGCCTTCTGGATTGGGTGGAACTTTGAAACGCACTTTGGTCTTCCCGTAGACGTAAACGTCGAAGACATACCTAAACTTGTATTCGGTAGTCTTGTCCGACTCGATCATCCAGATGATTGGATTGTATGCTGCCGACCAGATTGGTGGTGATTGGAGGGTATTGGTGATTGCCATTATCTTACTTGGTGTTTAGTTTGTTTCTGTATTTCAAGATTCTGTCTCCGAGTTTCGTCTTTTTTCCAACTAAGCCAGTTGAGCGCTTCTCTAATAGGGAGTTTTGCTGATTCACTAAATCTAAGAGGGTCTCCTCCAGAAAGGAGATTGAGGGTGTTCCACCATTCTCTTGCTGCAGAGAAAGTGCTTTTCTGATTTGGTCTTTTAGGGATGTCTCCACCGTCTTCATCAGAGGACTTTGCAGCAAAGATTCCGCTGTATTCCTTAGTGATGAGTTGGCGGACTGCAAAAAAAAAGCATTGGCTGATCTAACAGCAGAAATTGGAAGGTCCATAAATAGCTCCGCTCTCTGACGGAACCCTTTGGAATCGTAGTCTTCCAGAGTTAGCACTCCGTTGACGTCCTCCAAGACTGGTCGGTATAGAACTGCTGCAACTTCGTTTAGTTTGTTCTTTGCTCCCGGAGAAGACAGAATAACTTCCAAGTCGGCAAATTCACCCACTGTTAAATCTTCGATTGCAGGTAGACCATACTTTACATCTCTGAATTCCATTGTTGGCTTGATTGCATCGGTCTTGCCCGAAAGCTCGTTGATGAGCAGGATGGTCTCTTCCCAGATGATTAGCCAATCTTGGTATCTTAGTTTGGTCAACTGTTCTTTTGGACACCCAGTTAAACACTGGACTATCTCGAACTCTGAACCTTCTTTCTGCTCGACCAGGATTTCCTGGAGTTCATAGTAGTTTCGAAGGGTGATATCTTCGAAAGTGTAGGTTTGGTCTTTTATTTTGAAACTTGGTTTGTTCATTTCTTTGTTCTAAATTCCTTCTTAATCTGCTTAGCAACTTCGCGAGCCAGAATTTGGTTCACGACCTGCTTTGTTTTTTCTTGGGTGTTCAGCCAGAAGCGGGGTTTTATTCCCATCTTGCCCTTGCCTGGACTTGGGTTCCAAGGTCTTCCTGTTGTGTCTTTGACTTTATATCGGCCGGTTCCTTCGTTGAGATAGGTTCCATACTTCAAGAAAGTCGGAATGAAAATTATTCCATCTGGGGTTTCCACTGCACGAACTTTAACAGATTTCTGAAGAGCCCCAGTTTTCACAGGAGCCTGATATCTCAAGGCAGCCTGGATAACTCTCTCCATCAGTTTCATTGCAGGTTTTAGATCTATAGCCATTATGCTGGGAAGGCTGCTGAGCAAAGATCGAATGGAGACTGGATCTCCACAGAAATTTCTGCTGACCAACCTGTTAAGTTGTTGTTAAATCTCTCCACAAAAGGTGTGAGGTAGATTGGGGTTTCTATCTTTGCCCCGACTGTCAACCAGTCCGTCATGATAAACTTGGAGAAGATATCTTGAGCAATCATGAATGTGTTGTTGTGGGTGTCGATGGCCAACTGTTCGTCGTTGTCCTTGGCGATGTCCATCACAATAAAAGAAAACCCAAATAAGACTTTTCCGAAACGATCCATTGAAGACTGGGCTGGAATCATGAACACCAGAGGGAAACGCACGAACTTATGTTCGACGTTCTGGTTGTCTATGTCGGAGAGCTGCCCGACCTGGAATTGTCGGACTGCTAACTGCGAAGTGCAGATGCTGCGGAAAAGGTCTATCAGTTCCTTGTATGTTGCGATTGGTGCTGGAGTTGCCATATAAGTATAAGTATGATTTAGTCTATTTCTGCCGAAGATTTTTGCGCACCCATAACAACATATTTTCTGGTGTTGCCTTTGTCTCTGCTCAGGGCGTATCGCAGAGCATCCATCAGGTGATTATAGTCGTCCACTGGTTTATCCGTTCCAGTCCTGTAGGCATAGTTATAGTATTCTTGGATTAGATTGGTGGATTCTGGGTGGACATGCACTTCAAAGGTCCTTAGTTTGTCTATGCCCGCCCTCACCGAATCTGGACCTTTGCTGGCCGGCTGAATGTTTCTATAGCCAAGTCTCCTTAGCGTCTCGATTGTCTTGGGCTCAGCTGCGTCCGCCATGATGGTGGCAGTAGATGGAATCTTTAATCTCACCAACCTCTGATAGATGTCTTCGTTGGTCAGTCCTGTTTCGTAGATTAGTTCTTCCACCCAAAGTCTGTTGCTTCTCTTCTGCACTCTCACCATAGCAGTTGGGTCTGTTGAAAACCCAAAGTCCAAGCCATACAGGGTTTCACCCTCTGGATCTGGAGAGAAGTCGAAGTGCCAACCCTTGAACACCTGGCCTTCCCCAATGTCCCGCCATTCGCCAAGAATGTGATGGGAGAAGTAGTCTTCGTCTTCTTCTCGGAGGGCTTCCCACTCGGCAACCTTAGAAGCATCCAAGTTGTCCTTGTTGTCCATGTAAGTCGTGTGGAGGTAGCCGTGTGTGCTCAGCCACTTTGGATTGGGTTGCCCGTCCGGAAGATAAAATCTCTTGAACAGCCAATGGGACTTTGCAGTCGGGTTGAACAGAATGAAGATCCTTCTCTCTGCACCCTTCTGCCTGAAGGAATCTATTAGTTTCAGGTATTCCTCCTCAGAGGGTAATTCCGTTGCCTCATCCACAAGCAAATGAGTTACACGGGCTAAACCCTTGCCCTTCGCAGTTATCGTTCCTTCGGCCAGCTTCATTGCGTGAGTCAGGATCAGATTGTCGTTTAGTTTATTTCGGATCTCATCTCCCTTGATTTCAAGGTAGCCTGTAAGTCTCCACTGACCAATAAGATCAAGGATGTCTCGGTAGATCGAGTTGGTCAGAGCCTTTGAGGTATAACGGGCGATAACCCCTCTGAAGTAATCCTTACCCATCAGTCGCATCAGAAAGTAGGCTGCAATGTTTGTCGATTTTCCTGATGCCCTTCCCCCACTTATGACCCAATAAGTCTTGTCCTGATAAAATATCGGAGCATACGCCGGGAGGAAAGCAAAGGATGACATTAGTCTTCTGTGGACGGATTGGGCGGCAGGATAATCTGAACCGGTTCTATATTGGAACCATCTGCGTTCTGCAAGATGGTCGTAGTCATGTCAGGCAGAAACTTTGCAGACAACTTAGTCATGATCTGCACATAGTCCTTCGGGGATTCTTGACGCAACCTCTCCAAGGCTTCCTTGAAGTGCTCCTGTTCGTCCTCCAAGATGTTAGCAAAGAGTTCACGAACAATGATGGTGGTCCTGTTCGGATTTCCCTTTGGTCTTCCCGCAGGATTTCCGGACTGTCCCGGTTGAAATAAATGATTCCTGTTTTCCATGTGATATCTGCAGTTATACTTTACAAATTAGGAAACTTTCACTTGACATATTTCTGTGCAAGCTTCTTTACTGCTGTGATTATATCTCTGCGACATGCTCCGCATCCAACATCTATCTTCATCGTTCCGAAGTGCAGATTGTAGATGTGGTAAGCAATCGCAAGTTCTTCCGGTTGGAAAACCTTCTTGTCCATTGGAAACAGATGTGCTGATTCTCTTAGTGCTTCTTCCCAACCCATATTAGAATATCTTTGTGTGTATCTTATCCGATTCTTCTGTCAACCATGCCGTCATCGGTGCCCCCAAGCAGATCAAGATCGGGTGCATCTGCATCAGTATCCCTGCCACTAAGGCTATCCAAAAGCCTAAACATGTCGCGCATGTCATCGGGGGTCGGTCCAACTTTGTTATCTTCAGCATCCATTTGTAGGGGTGTGAGTTCAGGATTGGCGGTATTGCCATTGCAAGTATCGCAGCCTGTAGAATTAGGTTCAGTAGTAAAAAATTCATTGATGATTTCTATTTTTCTTTTAGTTGGATCTATGCCCAATCTCTTTGCTTGTCTAAACACAGAAGAACTTAGTTTGTCTTCTGGTGTGATGAAACTGACTTCAGTTCCCTTAAATTTCCATTTTATTTGTTTCATAATACGTCTTCGGGGTTTATATCGTAGGACGGGAGCACTATGCCCGACTGTCCTGTTATTCTTACAGCCTCAGGGGTAACGTTTCTCACGTGAGCCATAGATTCCTGTAGTTCTTGAATCAGTCCATCGATCTTTTTACGCTTAGCAACTTTTGCAGCGTTGCGAGCCTGAACTTTCTTCTTGTGGTTTTTTCTTGTTTTAGATACTGGCATTAGATGTTCTTTTTTAGGTATCGCCTTACTCTATTAATGGTTAGAGACACAGAAGTCCTTGGGATGCCAACAGAGCGAGCCAAGGAAGAAATGGTGTGTCCCTCATCGACAAAAGTTTCGAACAGTTTACGATCATACCAGGGGAGTGAGGCCAAGAGGGTCTTCGCTCTTGCAGCCAACTCTTCTGTTGGATCTTCTTCTTCGACAGCTTCGTGTGCTTCATGTAGAGGAAAGGGGTTATTTCTATAGGTATGGTAAAACGGAGAAGTGACTGACTTCCAGGAGTTAGTCATAATCTTTATACAGAACCAGCGTCCTGCTCCACAGTCTAAGACTTCTTCCATCTTGGGATTTGCCAAGAATGCGTCTAAGGTGTAGTGCAGTAGCTCCTCCGCTAAGTCAGAGTTGCCAGATATTCTAATCGAAGCCTCTTTGAGCGGAAGGTAGTGGTCGTGCATGAACTGTTCCGTCTTAGTCAAATTAAAGGTTATACGTCAACGTCAACGTCGAAGACGTCCGTTATGTCCCCGTAGCACGGGTCTTTCTCACCAGGAATGTTGATGGACATACAGCCATTAGAATGAGTTGTAATCCAACCTCTTCCTTCCAGCATTTGAATTAGCTGGTGGGTGAAAGGAATATCCCAACCGAAGTTGGTTGCAATCCAAGATACAGGAGCAAAGCATCCCTTTTGCATGCGGGTGAAACCCCAGATGAACGAAAGCATAATCTTCTCCCTATCGTTTAACGAAGTGTCCTGCCAGATGATAGGATCAACAACCATGTAGGAAGGGTCTTTTGAATTAGTGGACATAGCTTGCTCCTTCTATTGTGTTGACTAATTCTTCTAAGGTGCAGATTGTGATAATCTGTCTCTGCTTAGATCTTGGTTCGAACAGATGTAAACAAATTCTGCCAGAAGCAGAAATGGTTAAGTTCTCGATTAGTTGTTCCGAGTTGTCCTTAAGACGGACGTAGTTGCCATCAGGTCTAAATGTTCTCGGGTCGTTTGCTTTTTCAATACGAAATGCCATCTTAATTTTCCTCTCTTGTTATAGTTAATCTGTCTCTGTTTGTTCCTTCGAGGATAACATCGTCGAAGTGTCCCATGTTGACGTTCATCCATACACCTCTTTCTTCATGATAGAATTTAGCCATGAGATAACCTAAATCGGAAATGTAGGTTTTATCTAATGACCAGATGCCTTCATAACCATCAATCGTGTAAGTTAATTTATTTTCCATATTGTATATATCTTTTTTATTTTTGTAAAAAACTGAAAAGTGTCACTGTCACTGTCACATAGGGGGAGCCCATAGGGTATATTATATAATAAAAAGATAAATCACTCGTTTTCTCTATATAGGTATATGGGCTCCCCTATGTGACACTGTGACAGTGACAAAGTTCATTTTTACTTATTTTTTAGCAGGTTTCAGTAACGTAGTGTCACTTGACATGAATCTTAAGAACCTCTTTTTAGCTGTTCTGTTGGGAAATTGGAATCCTTCAATAGCATTTTGCCATGAAGCAAGATCAAAATTTCCTCCTCTTTCTTCAAGAATTGTTACAAGTTTATTGTAAATTATTGTGGCTTGAGTTGGCTTCGTGACACTATGTTGCTTTAATTCTTTCTCGTCCACAGGAGGAACATCCAGTTGAATCATAGACATCCAGCCAGTCCATACCTTTCTTGCCATCTGCCATCCAAAGTCTAATGCGTCCTTGTCAACCCGATTTAATGAAGGTGAACCTGGAATCTGGTATGGATCTAAATTCTGACTTACGATAGAATGGATGAGTGCACACTTGTCGATGATTGCTGGAAGCTTAAACAGCATAGTCGACATCAAAGGATTGTCGATAGAATTTGCAACCCATCTAATTTTATCCCAGATGTGAGTCTTGACTTCTAAAGCCTCTTTGGTGTAAGTGTAAGACCAGATGTCTCCTCTTTCAAAGTGAATCTTTGCTATGGACTTGAACAGTGCGTCGAATGCAGAAAAATCCGGAGGAGTAGTTCTGTTGGATGCTAAGAATTCATCAAAAGAAAGAGTTGTTGGTTCAGGGGTATCGATGTTGATCCAGAATCTCCATGAACTTCCATCCGATCTCATCTTTTCAGAAATAAGATTCATTCCAAGAGTTGGAGTTCCATGGGCGTAAACACTAACAGAAGAATCATCGATGCTTGCAGAACCTCTGCCGATTAGAACCTTTTTGATGCTGTGAGTTTGGTAGAGTTCTGTTAGATCTGTGATTGCATGATTTGTGCCCAAGAAGTTCGACACAAAGGTAAACAACTCATCGTAGAATAACAACATAGCTCCGTTGCCAGCATAGTGAAACATACTTTCTGGAGTTGCCTTAGAAATAATGGCGTTATGTTCTCTTAATCTAATTCTTGTAAGTTCGTTCTGCTTCTCTGTGGAGTTAACGATTGGACCATTCCTGTCGATAACAACAGCTTCTTGTTGTTGGAGATTTCTATCTCTCAGCATCTTGTCCAGAGGCTTCAAGGTGTTCTTCAACAACATGGACGTTATTGTGGATTTTGAACCTCCTGAGTTTAGCAGATTGATTGCATAGATGTTTGGTTTGGTTTCGAATGGATGAGTTCCTGCATTGATGTAGGTGTTCATCCCACAAGCAGTTCCCAGAATTGGCAGCATAATAAACAGCACAGTTTCCTGAGTTACCCCATTCATTCTTGAAGTTGCTTTGATCGCTTCGTGGATTGAAGGACCAAAGAAAGAGCAGTCCACCTCATGCAGAGTTAGGTGCTTGTGGATGGATTCTAAAGTTGGTTCGATTTCTGATAGATATTCTTTTTTAGAATGGGAAGCTAATC